CTATATGTGATAAGTCAATGACTAAGATCACAGGCGATGAGAGTGTAGAAGATATTATTGGCATGGTTGAAACTCCAATTATGGAGATTACATCTCTTGCATATAAAGAGCAGAACAATAAGACAGTCCTCTTGGGGGAAAATATTGATGAGTATGTTGAATATCTTATTAATAACCCTTCTGATTATCTTGGTATTCCTACCGGATTCCCTAGATTCGACGAAGCAATAGGTGGTGGACTCCGAAGAAAGTCAGTCACTCTAATAGGAGCTAGAACTGGCGTTGGTAAAAGTGTTATCTCTACCAATGTTGCAAAGTATGTTTCGGAAGTTTATAATATTCCAGTTCTATATTTAGATACAGAAATGGATCTTGGAGACCAAAGAAACCGTATGTTAGCAAACATTAGCGGAATTAAGATCAATGACATTGCAAAAGGGGTTTTTGCTAAGAGTTTTAACTCTAAAGAAAAGGTGATTGCCGCAGCTAAGCTGATTGAAAAGATACCATATCACTATATATCAATTGCTGGTCAACCATTTGATAATATCCTTAACATTATTAAAAGATGGGTGCATCAATATGTTGGATTTGATGAGAATGGTAGAACTAAAGACTGCTTAATCATATACGATTATTTTAAGTTGATGAGTTCAGCTGGGCTAACCGCTGCTATGCAAGAATATCAGGCTTTAGGCTTTCAGATTACAAAGATGAATGACTTCTGTATTAAATATGACTTACCATGTTTATCTTTTGTACAGCTTAATCGAGAAGAGGAAATTGCACAATCTGATAGACTTCAGTGGCTTGCATCTACTGTTGCTAAATTTCAAATGAAAAGTGACGAAGAAGTGGCAGATGATGGTGATGACAATGGAAATCGTAAACTTGTTATTATTAAAGCTAGACATGGATCTGGACTTGAATATGGCAACTATATCAATGTTAAAATGAATGGTGCAATTGCTAAACTTACTGAATGGTACACTAGAGATGAAATTAAGAATGGAGCGGCAAATGCAAGTCAAGACAACTCCTTCGAAATTCGAGAAAGTGAGTCGGGAGAAGATTTATTCGATATGTAATGAATTATCGGATAAAGCCCCATCTCTACTTAACGCTTTAAAAATTGAATATATAGAATTTCCCAATAGACTAGCATTTCCATGTCCAGTGCATGGAGGAGATAATTGTGAAGGATCATGCATATTTACCGATGGAGCTAAAACCAAAGGAAATTGGGTCTGTTGGACTCACTCTTGTGAAAAAGACTATGGTAAAAATATGATTGGATTTGTAAGGGGTGTTCTATCACAAAGGGAAGGCAAAGAAGTTAATTTCTATAAAGCCATTAATTTTGCATTATCATTTTTAAATAAAAAAATCATAGATATACCAGAAGAAAAGATAAGTGAGAGTATTTATGAGATCAATAAAATCAATGAAATATTAACTCGTAAATCTGAAAAGATAGAATTAAATATATCTAGAGAGCAAGTAATATCAACTCTTGATATTCCGTCAAAATACTATATAAATAGAGGTTTTTTGCCAGAAACTTTAATAGCTTTTGATGTTGGAGAGTGTTATAATTCTAATAGACAAATGTTCAATCGAGCAGTCGTACCCGTATATGATGAAACTTCTCAATATGTTGGATGCGTTGGAAGAGCAACTGACGAGAATACTAAACCAAAGTGGTTTAATAGTAAAGGTTTCAGAAAATCATTCTTTTTGTATGGATTATGGGTTACTAAACCATATATTCAACAAACATCAACGATTGTGCTTGTAGAAGGCCAAGGGGATGTATGGAGATTATATGAATCAGGAATTAGAAATTGTGCTGGTATATTTGGTTCCGATCTCAGCGAAGACCAACTAATTAATCTTGAAGAGCTTGGAGTAATGAATATTGTTATATTAACAGATAATGATGAGGCAGGACAAAAGGCAGCAGAAGGCATCATCCAAAAGGGTGGTAGAAGATTTAATTATTTTACACCCAAGATATCAAAGAAAGATATTGGAGACATGTCTATTGAAGATATAAATAATGAACTTAAACCACAAATAAAAGGGCTTTTTTAATGAGTAGAATACTAGCTTTTTCGGGTAAGAAACAATCGGGCAAAAATACTCTATGTAATTTTTTACATGGACAACAATTGAGAGCATTTGGCGTTATTGATGGTTTTGAAATTACAACTGATGGTGAATTAGTTGTAGATACTATTCTTAGAGATGAGGATGGCAAAGAAAAAAGAGGAAAAGGCTTTATAGATATCACCAGAACAGATCTTGAATTTGCAGTGTGGGCAATGGATAATGTGTGGCCATTCGTTAAGCATTACGCCTTTGCTACTACTCTCAAAGATATTGCCATGGGGTTATTTGAACTGGAAAAAAGCTCAGTTTATGGAACGGACGAAGAAAAGAATAAGCCAACACAATATACATGGGAAGATATGCCAACTAAAGTTAAGGGTAAAACCGGACCTATGAGTGGTAGAGATTTTATTCAGTATTTTGGTACTGACATATGTAGAAAAATATTTTCAGAGGTATGGACAAGCAGAACGATCAAAGATATCCAGCTAGAAGAATCTAAATTAGCAATTATTAGCGATGCTAGATTTGTAAATGAAGTGGAAGCCGTTAAAAATGCTGGTGGAAAAGTTATTAGACTGACAAGATCTGTTGCTAAAGATAATCATGAAAGTGAATCAGCTTTAGATAATTATACAGAATTTGATGCAGTTATTGATACGCAAAATTTAAATATAGAAGAGTCATGTCAAGCATTAACTAAAATTTTAGAAGAGTGGGGATGGTCTACTAGCGAACTAATCTTAGCTAATAGAGAAGTGTTGCCAGAACCTCCTCGAAAACAAACTGTAACAACGATCAGATGATTACCACATACTTTAGATCGTCCAGCTTAAACAACTGGAAGTATTGCGAGTTACAATATTTTATGACTTATGTTCTTGGTCATTATTCTCCGTCAGGAAAAAAAGCAGATCTAGGAACAATAACTCACGCAGTGCTTGAAACCTTAGCAATATGTAAAAAGAGAACTCAGTTTAATAAAAGATCAACAATGAAAATCACTCAGGAACCCTTGGGTGATTTTTCTTTCACCGAAGCTGAATTATCTACAGAGGCATTTGTAAATAAAGTGTTAGATAGAAGTTTTGAATTCTATAAAGCAAATTCCAAGCATAACGAGTTCAACGAGAAAGATTATCAGTTTTGTTATAAGATGGTGTGGGATACTTTAGGATACAACAATGGTCAATTTGATCCACGTAATCGTAAAGTGATTGATACAGAACCCCACTTTGATATCCCAATTTTGGAAGACTGGGCAAAGTTTGAGTTTGAATTGCCAAATGGGGAAAAAATGTCTGGAAATCTTGCCATCAAAGGAACAATTGACCTTGTAACCGAGATGGAAGATGGTACAATAGAAGTAATCGACTGGAAGACTGGGCAGAGGCTTGATTGGGCCACTGGAGAGCGTAAGGACTATGATAAACTAATGAAGGATACTCAATTGCTGTTATATCACTATGCAGTTAGTAAAATGTATCCTAAATATAGAAATTCGATCATGACTATCTTTTTCTGTAGAGATGGTGGACCTTTCTCTCTTGCATTTGATAAAGAGGATGATGATAAATTTCTTCTATATTTGAAAGATATGTTCAAGGAGATTGTATTAAATCAAAATCCTAAACCAATATCTAAAGATAGAGGAAGTTTTAAATGTCAAAAGCTTTGTCATTACTATAAAACAAATTGGCAAGACACTAATCAAACTATGTGTCACCATATTGATAATCAATTACAAACTATTGGAATGGCTGAAACAGTTAAGAATTTCTCTAAGCCCGGTTTCACCATTGGAAAATATAAAGATCCGGGAGCTGTGGAATGATATTGCCAGTTATAACAACACACTATTCATTATTGAAAGGTTTCATCAAACCAGATGAAGCTGCCAAGAAATGTAAAGAATTAGGTTATACTCATTGCTTAATTGCTGATATTGAAACTATTAGTGGTGTTGTTGATTTCTTCAATGCCATGAATAAAGCTGGGATTGTACCCATTCTTGGAATGCAAGCCGACAATGGGTATTACATTGCTAAATCCCTAAAAGGATATAGAGCTTTAATTAAGTTAGCATCTAAAGAAAAGATAGAATACGACAAAGAAGACTTGCAATTTTATACAGAAGATCAACTAGCAATTATGCCAGTTTATTATGCTGAACAAAATGATGCAATTCTTCATAGGATGGTATTGTGTCTTAACTTTAAAACTACGCTTAAGAGGGCTAAAGATGTAGATATGGGAGAATATAAAAAGTTCTTTGAATCTGATCATTATTTCTTTCATGCAACCCATAGGATTATACCTAGCGAAAAGCAATACTTTGGAACTAAACAACTATACTCTGAATTACAACAGTATAGCATTCTTTCTAAGCCTAAATTACCTCGCGTAGATTGTGGAGATATGTCTGAGAATGATTATCTAACACAGTTATGTAGAAATGGCTGGCGAGCAAAACTTATGCATTTAAAAGATGATAAGAAGAAGGAATATACTAATCGTATTAAGTATGAGTTGTCTGTTATTCATGGATTTGAACTATCTGGATACTTTTTAATTGTGCAAGACATTATTAACTATGTAAGAAAGAATGACTGGCTACCGGGACCGGGGCGTGGAAGTGCTGGTGGATGTTTAGTATCATATTTACTTGGGATTATTGATATTGATCCCATGAAATACGATTTACTATTCTCTAGATTTTTAAATGCTGGTCGATTTACTAAAGACAACATCTCATTGCCCGATATTGATATGGACGTTCCATCCGTTCACCGTGATGAAATTATTGACTATATCAAGAACAAGTATGGCAATGAAAGAGTGTATCAGATGATTACATTTGGGCGTCTACAAGGTCGATCAGCAGTCAAGGATGTTGCTAGAGTTTATGGGGATTTATCTTTTAGTGAGTTAAATGAGATCACTGAGAGTTTACCACAAGAAGCTAGCATCTCAGATGAATTGGAAGAAATGGATATCAAATCAGTTATTCGATGGACTCTTGAAAATGATCCAAAGAAACTTGAAAAGTGGTGTAGAATTGATAAGGAGGGTAATTTGTCTGGTGAGTTGTCAGATTTGTTCTCTCTTGCTATAAGAATAGAAGGAACTTATAAATCTCAAGGAAAACATCCGGCAGGAGTGATTATTTCTAATGAAGATCTAATCAATGATGCACCTCTTATCACAGATAAGAATGGTCATAGATTAGTCGCATTTGAAATGCATGACTTGGATAAGGTTGGTTTGACTAAATTTGATGTGCTTGGGATTAACTTACTAGATAAAATTATGCAGATTACAGAGAAGGATTAACATGAAGGAAAAATTTCTAGATTACGCAACTGTTATCAGGGATGGTAATGACATTGATTTTAAAGACTTGAGCTTATCTGATCTAAGAAATCATGTTCCTTGGTACAGAGAGAAGAATAATGGAATATACCAAGTCCATAATAATAAATTTTCACAAATCTTTTACGATCTAAACGAAGCTATTGATAAATTTTTAGAATTGAGAGAAACCTATGTCACTAAACAGCAATCGTGATTTTTTAGTATTCGATTTTGAGACTACAGGTAAAAACCCTAATAAGTGTCAGCTAACTCAAATATCAGCAATCGTATTGCATGGTAAGAAGTTAACACTTCAGCCGGGTGGAGTATTTGATATTGAAGTACGTCCTGAGTTTGACGATCAAAAAGCAATTTTATCTGGCTTTGATCCTGTTGAACAAGAAGCTCTTGACGTAACTCGTAAAACTCGCGAACAATTAGAAAAAGCTGTTGGGCCTAAAGTTGCTTGGCAGCAGTTCTCTAATTTTGTAACTAAGTTTAATATGAAGGGGTCTCCATACTTTGCCCCAATTCCTGTAGGGTTTAATATCAATAACTATGATATGCCAATCTTAAATAGATATTGTCAAATGTATGGGCCATCTGAAGAAAAAACCGGAAAGCAAAAGCTCGTTCATCAAATTTATAAAGTAGACATGATGGATGTATTGTTTGGATGGTTTGAAGATAACGACTCAGTTAAGAAATTAAATATGGGATATCTTAGAGAGTTCTTTGGATTCCCCGAAGAGAGTAAAGCAAATGCCCACAACGCTATTTATGATGTTGTTGACACTGCAAATATCTTT